GTTCAACAGTTAGCGCGATGTTTAACGCGCTTGATTCAATTCCGACATCAGGAAATCGAACAACAGGAAGTCCTTGCGCTATAAAGCGTTTGTACGCAGTGTTGCCCGAAGAACTCGGCGACAAGGTATTGACTATGATCGATACCAGTAATCACACCGCTACAGATATAGCCAAGACTCTTAGTAAGTTCAACGATGAAACAGGTATCCGAATAACCTCTTGGATCGTTCAAAAACATAGAAGGCGAATGAAACAAACGGGTTGCTCATGTATTCAGGTGATAGGCAGAGTATGAACCTAGATGGCATGGATGAGGCTCTCGATAGGTTATTAGAACCCGTCGAAGCGGGGTCAATCGCTAACCCTAATCTCAAGCCAAAGTCCGCCCAATGGCTTCCTGGAGTCGTTTGGGACGGTTCTGAGGGCACTGTTACAACAAACGCCATTCCCGCCGAGGAGTCGCCCGATTGGGACTCAATTTTAAGGATATGGGGACTTGATCCCGATAAGTTCAGGGTCGTCGAACCAGTTTTGTTTAATGTTTGGGGAGATCCTAACGCGATCCTCAATCGGCAGTGGAAAGGCAAGGTTGTTCGAAAAGGTCTTGGCGCAGAAGTTAATTATGAAGATCTAATTGATGAAATCAAAAAACATAAAAAGGTACAAACTCCTCCTCCTGTTGGGGATGGTGTGTTTTGCGTAGTTCTTGCGGATTGGCAGATAGGTAAACCCGACGGTGATGGTTTGTCGGGAACAGTTAAACGAATCCTCGCCAGTATTGACGCGGTTGAATACCGAATCAAGGAACTCCGAAAAATCCAGCGTCCACTTGGTAAGTTAATTGTTTTATGGACTGGAGATTCAGTAGAAGGTTGTATCGGACATTACGAACAACAAACCTTTAGCGTGGAACTCGATCGAAGGGATCAAGTTAAGGTCGCCCGAAGATTATTGCGCGATGCTTTAATTCGTTGGTCTAAATTGTTTGACGATGTAAAGGTTGTAGCGGTTGCGGGTAATCACGGAGAAAACAGAAATAGTTCAGGTAAGTCATATACAACTTTGAACGATAATGACGACCTAGCAATTGTTGAACAGGTGTCCGAAATACTCTCGGCTAATCCTGAGGTTTATGGTCATGTTAAGTTCGCGATCCCTAAAGACAAGTTATCAATCACGGTTGAGTCGGCAGGATGGATCTTAGGATTAACTCACGGTCATGTTGCTAAAGTTTCAGGGGCTTCTCCCGAACTCAAAATGCGTAGATGGCTTGAAGGTCAATCTTTTGGAAAACAAGCAATTGGTGATTCAGATGTTTTAGTTTCAGGTCACTGGCACCATTTACGAGCAGCAGATTGGGGCGGGATTATGTGGCTACAAGCCCCTGCTCTCGACGGCGGAAGTGTTTGGTGGGAACAAATCAAGGGAGATAAAGCAGAAGTTGGAGTTTTAACATTTTGTATGTACCCTGAAAAACGACTAGCAGATATGGCGGTGTTATGACAGAACTTAGCGATCCTCGCGATATAGCCTCTTATGCGGCTAATCTCGTTGCTCAAGATAGAAACGAGTCTTATGGTCATCCTCTCGATGATTTCAATCGTGCGGCAAAGATTTGGTCGGCAATTCTCGGAGTAGAAGTAACCGCCGAACAGGTAAGTCTTTGTATGGTCGGAGTAAAGATCGCCCGAGAGGTTCACGCTACTAAGTTAGATAATGCGGTCGATGGAATCGGATATTGGTTAACCTTGCGGATGATCAAAGAAAAGCGGGCTGAACTAGAGCGTGTGAATGAACTCAAAGACAAGAAATGATGTACAGTGTGCGTAAACGAGTCCATAGAGACCCCGACCGTGGAAGAATCCTAGAGATCCATGCGGTACGGGTTCTGCTTGCTCAAAAGGAGAGAACATGACCCAGTACCGAGTAATAGTCGGGATTGATTACCCGCCTGATAAAAGGGCGGAAGCAAACTCATTAGTTTCAGATATTCCTGAAAAGTCAGCCAAGTGGCTATTAGATCAAGGTCTTATTGAACTCGCTGATGGCAAAAATAAAATCGTTAAAGAAGAAACAATTGAAGTAAAAATCGAAGAAGGTTTCGACCCTAACGCCACAGATGGTGATGGCGATGGTTTTGTTCAAGATGGAACCCCATTCCAACGCCCAGTTGAGGAGAAATAATGCCTACATTCCGCCACGGTAAAAATACAGTTTTATTCGCAGATGAGTTTGAACTCTCGACTTATCTCAACAGCGTTTCAGTTGCTAACGCAATAGAAACTCCCGAAACGACCACATTTGGCTCATCTGATCGCACCTACATTGTTGGGCACTCAGACGGATCTATATCTTTCGAAGGTTTGTTTGATGGAAGCACCGACGCAGTAGATGATATTTTACAAAGTGCTTTAGGAAATACTACAAACACAGTTATTAGTACTTCATCAGATAGCACCAGTGTTGGGGGTCGGGCAATTCTTGTGGACTCCGCCTCAACTTCATATGAAATAAGCAGTCCACTCACAGATGTTGTTGCCGTTTCGGGCGAAGCGGTAGCAAATAACGGGTTAGATTACGGTGTATGGCTAGGTTGTAAGTCAGCCATTACCGCTCTCTCGACAGGCACAAGTGTGGACAATAGTGCTTCATCGACAAACGGTGGAGTTGCTCATTTACACATTACTGCTAACACTCGCTCAACGACAACAGTGGCTAAGGTTCAACACTCTGCTGATAACTCAACATGGGCTGATCTTTCCACTTTTGCCACAATCGCAATTGGAACTAAGACCTCAGAACGGAAGATAGTTGCCTCGGGTACTACTGTTAACCGTTATCTAAGGGCTGTAGTTACACCTGCGTCTGGTACAGGTTCGATCACATTCAGTATCGCTTTCTCAAGGAGATAAAAAATGCCAACATTTAGACATGGTAAGTCCGCCGTATTCAAGGTAGATAACTCAGGTGGAACTCTTACCGATATTAGCAATACCCTCAACTCTGTTTCCTTTCCGAGAGAAGCAGAGACTTTAGAAACCACCTCATTTGGATCATCAGATCGATCCTATGTAGTTGGATTCAAGAATCAAACAATTAGCATTGAAGGTTCATTTGATGCTACTGTTGATTCGCACCTCGCAGGAATCTTAGGTCAAGAAGCCACAGTTTCTTTCGAGTATGGTCCCGAAGGTTCAACCGCTACTTATACCAAGTACACAGGTGAAGCCCTAATGACCTCATATGAAGTATCGGCTGGTGTAGGCGACATTGTTTCCTACTCTGCTGAGTTTCAAATCACTGGTGCTGTCACCCGTGGTGCTTACGCATAACAATTAAATAATCAGCGAAAACAATCGAGTCCAAGAGACCCTAAGGAGCAACCGTGTCCATAAGAGACCAGATCCTCGCCAAGCAAGACATTCCAAGTCAAATTGTGGATGTCCCTGAATGGGGAGTAAAAGTAGAAGTTCGTGGTATGACAGGCGCAGAGCGTACTCGTATCATGGATTTAGCAGTAGATCAAAAGGGTGGTGTAAACCTCCAGTTTGTTTACCCCGAAATAGTGATAGCAACATCATTTGATCAGGAAAAAGGCGAGCAGATCTTTGGTCCCCAAGACCGAGGTGCTTTGTTAGCAAAGTCAGCAACCGCATTAGACAGACTCGCTTCTGTTGGTATGCGTTTGTCAGGATTCACTCAAGAATCGGCAGACGAGGCGGGAAAAGATTCCTCCGCAACGGCTATAGAAGATTCGTCTTTGAGTTAGCGGAACGATTGGGAAGGACTGTTGAGGAACTACTCCACGGCAGTCCCTCCCATAATCCGATCTCTGCTATCGAATTAGCAGAATGGGAGTCGTTAGAGCGGTTGCGGATATGGGAGCAAGAACAAGCAAGTAAACGATAGAGGTGTGAGTAAATGGCAACAGTTGTTGAACTCTTAGCAAAGTTGCGAGCCGACTCCTCTCAATTCACTGCCGAAATGGAACGCGCAGCGAAAGCAACAGAAAAAGTTCAAAAATCTGCGGGCGAAACATCATCAAGCCTAAATAACATGGCTGGTGTATTCAAAAAAGTAGCAACTGGAGCGGTCGCTTTATATGTTGCTAAACTAGGTATGGATTCCGTTCGTGCTGCTCAAGCAGCAAGCGTCGCCCAAGATCGACTAGCAAGAATCCTCTTAACCACTGGTGGAGCAACCGAAGCACAAATTAAAATCTTGAACGCTCATGCGGCAGCATTAGCAGCGTCAACGGTTGTAACTGAATCCAATATCACTACAGTTCAATCTCAGTTAGCGACATTTGATTTACACGGAAGCACAATTGCTCAATTAACTCCTGCGATCTTGGACTATGTTGTGGCAGAAAAAGGTGCGGGTGCGTCAGCCGACGAGTTCCGTCAAATGACTAACGGTTTAGCACAAGCCTTAAACGGACAGTTTGCTTCTCTTACTGCTGTCGGTTTCGTGTTGGACGCAGAAACTAAGGCAAAGATCAAATCAGGAACGGAAAGCGAACGAGCGATCGCAATCACCGAAGTTCTTAACTCTACCTACAAAGATTTTGCTAAAGGTTCGGATGGAGCGGTATCGGCGCAAGTTGCTCTTGCGAAACAAATAGAAAAACTCAAGGTTTCTTTCGGTAAAGCGTTATTGCCAGCAGTTCAAGGTGTTCAAACATTTATGGCAGAAACCTTTATACCGATATTAGAAAAAGTTTTAGAAGGTTTTAGGCGTTTTATTACAATACTTGGGGCTGTTGCTAGTTTCGTAAAGAAATACGAAATTGCTTTCACAATGTTAGCAACCGCAATCATTACCTACATAACTTTGACAAAAGCAGCAAGAATCTCAACCATGTTATTCGGTAAAGTGATGGGATCTATCAAAAAAATCCAGCAAGCCTACGCATTTTGGACATATACAACGACAGGTGCGACCGTTGGTTTTGCTGGTGCTATGAACTTGCTTAAAACAGCATTTATGACCAACCCAATCGGAATCATTGTTACCGCTTTAATCGCTGTTGGCGTTGGTTTCAAGATGGCATGGGATCGATCCGAAACCTTTAGAAAAGTTGTTATTAGCGTTGCTCAAGGTGTTCTAAAAGCCGTTGGATTTATGGTTCGTGTTATCGGATTTTTAGCAGAAGCATTTTTGAATATAGTTACAGGTCCCGCAAAGTTATTCTTAAAAGTTCTCGGATTTATCAATCCTGATGCTAAAAAAGCATATGAAGGCTTAAAAAACATGACCAACAGTGTTGGTAAGTTTTTTGATGATTCCGCAAAAAAGATTGAAGATTATGGAAAAACTTTAGACAAGTACTCAAAAATTACTAAAAAAACAAAAGATGATGTATCAAAAGACGCTGTTGATCTAAGCGGACTAGGTAAAGCAACTGGTGGGGCAATCGTCGATCCTAAAGCACAAAAAGCGGCAGAAAACGCAGCAGCGCAACTTGTTGAAATGAAACGCGATCTACAAGTAGCAGTTCGAGATTACAACGATTATTTGAAAAAAGATTTTGCTAACTCATTTATGGATGGTGCGGAGTCTGCTCGAAATGCGGTTTACGGCGCACTTGACAAATTGGAAAAGGTGTTCGAATCTAAGGGCAAAATGCTTAAAGGCGCAGCGTTGGAAAATCTTCGCAAAGGATTTGACGCGGTAAACGCCAAAGTTAGACAAATGGCAGAACAATACGCTCAGGTTGCGCAACAAATTGAAGATGTTAGTGCCAAGTTGGACAAGGCAACCGACGACTTAAACAAAGCACTCGAAGAACGCGCAGCAGCACAAAAGAAGTTTGGGGAATTGTTGCGTACTCCATTCGGCGAACCAAGCGCAATTGATAAGGCGATGCGTGATGCTGAGGCAACAGTTGATTCAATTATCAGTATGTACGACGAGTTAGTTGAAACCGTTAACCAAAGATTTACTGGCATGTCGCAAGGTGCTAAGAGTTTGATTGTTGATTACTTAAATGACCAAACTGACGCACTTGTAAAACTTGTTAAAAGAAGAAATGCGGCGGTTGAAGCACTCAAAGAAGCCGAAGATGATTTGAAAGAAGTTCTTGAAACTCAAGCAGCCTTTCAAACTAAGTTAAGTAGTGGAATCAAAGATTTCGCTAAAGCCTTAATCGATCTCTCCAATACAGATAGTAAAGCGGTTATCTCTGTAACTAAGACCGCTAGTGGATTAGTTATTTCTCAAGTGAGAAGCGCAACTAAAGGCGTTGACACAATTACAAACCAGTTAAAACAACGCCTCACACAAGTAGTTGAGTTTGGTAAAAACATCGAAAAACTATTAGCGTCAGGATTAAGTCGCGAGTATATCCAGCAACTACTTGAAGCAGGTCCCGACGCAGCAAGCGAAACTGCTGCTCTCCTAACTACTGCTAGTGCCGATCAAATTGCTCAAATCAATTCTCTTTACACTCAAATCAATACGCAAGCAGATAAGTTTGGTAAAGATATGAGTGAAGTATTCTATGGTAATTCAGTTGCGATGGCTCAAGCGTTCGTAAAGGGTGCGCAAGCAGAAGTAACTAACATCAATAACCAAATGACTGCCATTGTTAATGGAATTAAAATCATTATGGGTGTTCTAGGAAATGTTGGACTTACTTCTTCTCAAGCGTTGATTAACGCTTTGATCGCAGGATTTGGCGAAGCAAACAGATTATTAGTTGGAACTGCTGCTACTGGTGTTACAGAATCAATCAATAAAGCACTCGAATCTTTAAGAACGCTAGGAACTTCACTCGCTACCGATCTCGCTCAAGGCATGTTCGACAAACTTACCGCAGAAAAGGCTAGACTTGTTGCGTTAGCACAAAGTATTGCTGCTGATATTGCTTCTGCTATGGCTGCTGCGGCTGCTTCAATCGGTGTAACAGTTGATAGTTATCCAGGTCAAGGTAGTAGTGACGGCGGTACTTATGTACCCGAACCAACCCCTGAACCAACTCCTGAACCAACTCCTACACCTACACCTACAAAGCCAACGACTCCAACTAAACCAACGACTCCAACTAAACCAACGACTCCAGTTCCGCCAAGTAGAACTACTCCAACTCCTGCGCCGACCAAGAAACCAACAACCTCAACTGCTTCAACCGCTCTAGTGGCTGCTTTTAATCCTATGAGTTTATTAAGTAAGGGTGTTAGTGCAATCGGTTCATCAATTGCTTCAGGCGTCAAATCTTTAGCATCAGGTGTAGCAAACATATTCACAGGAGGATCAAAACCAACAACAGGTCCTATTGGAAACTATGCGATGTCAACGAATAAAGTGAATACCGCTCCAGCACCAGTTCCAGTTTCGCGTTATCTACCTGCTGCTAATCAAGCACCGAAAACAGGTCCCGTTGGAAACTTCGCTATGTCAACTGGTCAAGTTAATCGTCCAGTAACAGTAAACATTTCAACTCAAAAGGTCACTCCTACAGTTACAGCGACTACAATTGCTAAGGCAGTCTCCACCGCTTCAAGTACCGCTAAAAGAGGTAAATAATGGCAGTTACAACAGTTCGCCCTAACGCAACCGCCTCAGGTTCAACTTTATTTACAATCACTGGAGGATCAGGAAGTCTCCATGCGGCGACTAATGATGATTCAGATTCAACATTCTTTAAGAAGTCCACAGGTGTAAGCGGACAAGCAAGTTGTTTGTTGGACTTTGGAACTACAACAATCTCCGCTTCTCAACGAGTTGAGCGTGTGCGACTCCGCGCCCGTGTTTCGACACCGAACGATGATGGTCGATTAAACTTGTATTTGGGATCTCGCGCAGATAATCAAAATTATTTTCATTCGGCAATAGCGGTGCGTGGAACTAATACTACTGGTGTAATCACTGGTCCGTACTTAACATCAGCCCCAAATGGTGAAGATTGGTCACAAGATACAATCAATGGTTTACGCGCTAAAGTAACCGAGTACAATGATTCCACTAATGTAGCGAGTATTTTCGAACTCTACATAGATGTTGATGTAGCAGCACAGCCAACAGTTACAGTTTCCGCTCCTACAGGAACTATTACTAACAGTACTGCTCCCGATGTTACTTGGGCTTATGCGGACACCGATAACAAAACTCAGGCTTATTATGAAATCAAAGTTTTTTCGGCTGCTCAATATGGAGCAGGAGGATTTAGCGCATTAACCTCTACTTCAACTTGGGAGTCGGGAGAAATTGCTTCATCTGATAGCACTGCCGTAATCGGCGAACTATTGTTGTCAGGTACTTATCGCGCTTATGTTCGTGTTGCTAAAGCGGTGAACGGATCTCCATTTTGGTCAGCGTTTGCTTTTAGTCAATTCACTATCTCAGTAACTCCTCCAACAGTTCCGACTCTTGCTGCTTCTTGGAATAGTGGTTTAGGTAAAGCAACTCTAACGGTGACAGGATCAGTCTTATCAGCAACTTATGTTAGTCAATACTTTGATGTACATAGATCAGACGACAGTGGACTTGTTTATGACGGTGTTAGGGATGGTGAAAATATAACTCCTAACGCAAGTTATGTAGGTGTTGCCGTAGATTACGAAGCACCCCGAGGAATCGTTGCTTACTATCGCGCTCGCGCAGTGGGGGTCGATTCAAGTGGCAACGAGTTTCCGTCTAATTGGAGTTCAGTATCACAAGTACTCATTACAAACGACGAAACATGGTGGTTCAAGGCTATTGACGATCCCGATATTAACTTAGGTAATATCCGTGTTCTTGCGCAATTAGATACCAACCGAGATGAACCGAATACAGTTTTCCGCCCACTTGGTTCAACAAGACCAATTGTTGTCGCAGGTCCATTACAAGGAGAAGATGGTATTTATTCTATAAAAACCGTGACTGAAACGGAATGGGATAATTTGTATCCTCTTATTGAATATCAAGGAACTATTTTGGTACAAGATCCGCAAGAAAACCAAAAATACATCCGTGTTACCGCTAGAACATGGTCAGCCGACAGCAAGGCAGATGGAGTTATTCATCGCAATCTTGATCTTGCGTATGTAGAAGTTCAAGGATAAAAATGTATCCTTCAAGTTCAGCGTTCAAAAGTGCCGTTGCGGGCGATCATGTTGTTGTATCCAAAGCAGAAGTATGGGCTACCGATCAAAAACTTCAAGAAATCAATGTTAGTTCAGGCAGTGTAAATATATCTAGTACAGGAGCAGTTCGCCGTACATGTAGTTTAGAACTTACTACCGATAGAACAAGTACAAGTTTAGTTCCTGATAATCAATTCGATTTATTAACTCCCTTTGGTAACGAGTTGCGTTTGTACCGTGGTGTTGAATACTACAATGGGACTCGAGAATATGTACCTCTAGGAGTTTTTGTAATTACAAGCGTGGAAATCAAAGACACGAATGATGGCGTAAAAATCTCTTTAGAAGGTATGGATCGTTCAATCAAAATATCAAGAAATAAATGGACAGAACCATATCAAATGGTCACTGGAACCCTCGAAGCCTCTTTAGAAGATTTAATCAAAAACCGATATGATGATGTTGAGTACATATTCCCTACAACGAATGTTTCAGTAAATCAAGTTGTATTAGGTTTAGAAAACGATAATGATCCGTGGCGCGACGCTATAGAAATAGCCGAATTGGTCGGATACGATCTTTATTTTGACGCTAATGGAATTATTCAACTCACTCCATTCCCATCTCTTGATGGTTCTGTTGTAGTGGCTAGGTTCCAAGAAGGCGCAGGGACAACAGTTACAAGTCTTGACCGAACTATTAGCACAACAGAAACTTACAATGGTGTTATTTACATAATAGAAGGAACAGATGTAGCAACACCGATAAGAATAGAAATATGGGACGAAGATGAAGCATCTCCAACTTATAGATATGGAATCTTTGGAGAAGTACCTATTTTTATTACTACAAGTGTTTTGTCCACGGAGGCAGAAGCGATCAAAGCAGCATCTTCATTACTTAATACCTATGTTGGAGCGCAAGAAGTAATCGGGTGGCAGGGAATTGTAGATCCTAGTTTAGATGTTTACGATGTAGTTTATGTAAAATCCAACGGAGCAAAAGTTGATCGCTTGGTTATTTTAGACTCATTAGATATTCCTCTCGAACCTCAAGCAACTATGACCGCAAAAGCAAGAACGGTTCGATTAGTATCTACTGGAGAACAGATTGTGGTTGGTGGATAATGGACTTCGTAGATATCATAAAAAACATAATTGACCAAAATGTAAGATTTAGTATGTGTTTCGGTGTAGTAACCGCTACCTTCAACTCGCCCCCACGAGTTAGCGTAAAACTGTCAGGATCTACCACCGCAGTAACAGATGTGAAATACATACATTCTTACTCCCCGCAAGTAAATGATGTAGTTATATGTTTAGTTAATAAGGGCGATGTTGTTATTTTAGGCGATTTAGCCTTGTAGCGAGTCGAAATGCGTTTCAACCCCCCTCCCCTTAAACTTTAATCCATGACCCTTGTTGAATACTCTCAAATCATCGTTGCTTGCACAGGAGCGGTTTTGGGCATAGTTACTGTTTTTAGCCGACTCATATGGAGACCCATGAAAAACAACATTAAAAGTGAGATCGAGATGATGCTCGATGACCGTCTAAAGCCAATCGAACTCGCCACGGCTCAGTTGCGTCCTAACGGTGGGACTCATTTGGCTGATAGGGTTATACGGTTAGAAGAAAGGCAATCGGGTATAGCCGACAGACTCGATGATATCTTCGACATCGTAAAAAAGTTGGCACTAAAGGAGAAATAAGTGAATACAAAAACAAAAGCGATGATTGAATCATATGGTCGTCA